GGTCCGACGTGTATGAAACGGACACGTATAATAGCCTGAGTATGAAAACACGCAATGTTGCAACAAACAGCATAATGCATCGCCTTATTCCTAGCGTTGCCCAAGAAACATTTAAATATTAAATTGCGGGATATCCCCGGGAAACACACTATTCTATAGAAGTTCTGTAGAACTCTATAGAGCGCCGGAAATAAAGGACGACAACGTCATAAATGAATTCATTTATGACAATTTTCCCTTTATATGATCTATAGAATTCTGTAGAACAGAAAAACCACGAAAAATATGACACTTGGATTCAATAAATGGCATTTTGACATTTAATTATTGTTATTTGAATATTTTATGACATCTTGTCATGAATTTGTATAAATGTCAAGATGTCATTTATTCGGTCGCGCCCCCTCACATAACCGATCCGAAGGGCATATATGGGCGCCATTCTCATTTGTTTATCATTCATACAAAGAACTCAGATCAGCAGTGAGAACTTCATCTGGATAATCGGTATTATCAAATCCAAAAGTAAGAATGAGCTCGGGAGAAAATCTTTTCTCGATATCCTGCTGAAGAGACATTGGGGACCAGCCCATGTCGGCAACAAATCGGTTGTAGTTCTTCACGTACGTGTAGAGATGGTAAATGGGCATCTGAGTTGCATAGGTGTGGTCAGGAAATTCCAGGTCTTTCAGACGCTTCTTCATGATGCTGCAGAGTAGAGAAAACAGGGCAATTGGGTTGCATAGATGACGTTTCTTAACGGTGAAATCTTGCGTGTCGGTCACTCCAATAACTGCACCATACATTTCTTCCATGCCAGGGTATCGGTCCCAATTGTGCTTCCATTCGGTCGTGAGGTTGAAACTGATTGCGTTGATGGCTCCATGAACAAGAGCTCGGTATTTCGGATCGTTGACACGAGTGGTTGAAGGAGATAGCAATGGGACTGACATGACTGCTGCGGCGCGTTGGGGATCCGAGCGGACAAAAGCTTTGATTTCCGTTTCGGCGGCCGTGCTGATTTCCAGATTGATTTGGACCTGCTCTTTTTCGTTCTCCAGAGCAAGAATTTTGCGTTGGTGTAGCTCCACGGTTGTGAAGATCTCCTTTAGACTTTGCTCTTTTTGATTGAGAGTGGCAGTGGTTTCCTTGAGTTGATGCTCTTTTTGGTTGAGGTTGGTACTGGTCTCCTCCAATTCTTTATTCTTTTGAAAAAGTGCTGCAGTCGACTCCTCCAATTCCTTCTCTTTTTGGGCAAGAGTCTCCTTCATATCTTGAAAAATATTCTTTTGGTTGGTTTCAATTTCTTTTCTTTCGAGTTCTTCAGCGGCGGAGAGTTTGAACGTCCCACTTTTTCGGATGCTTGGAATGACTTCACAAAGAATCCAATTTATAAACTCGTTCGTTAACTTGGAATTGATTTTCAATAAAACTTTGTATAGCCCGGACTCGTTTAAAAACCATTGATCCTGATTTTTTCTTGATTGTACTTTGTCGGAAACGGCATCTCCTGAAAATTTGATTGCCATATCTTCACCTAATATGTGACGATCAGTATTGATCGTCACATGAACAAGTTATAATTGCATTACCTTGCAGTTTTTGACAATGTCTCCTCATAGTTGGCATCGGAATAGCACAGAGCTGAACCAAATCCATAGCCTTGAAGTACGGTTTATCAAAAGTCCCATATATCGGCAATTTGGAGTCAACCAAATTGTTTAACTTTTTTTCAGAGTACTGGTCCCATTTGTTTTGCCTGATGGTGTATCGGAAGGCAATCTTCTTATTGAAAAGTTGAAACACCGAAGGAAGAGAGATTTTCTTCATCGTCTGCATTGTTTTTTTGGTGATAAATGCGAGAAATAAAAGAAATGTGAAAAATGTGCGCATACATAACACCTTCGCAAGGTGTGGTATTGTAATATCAAGGCACCGTGGTTTTTCAAACACCAGGCGAATCTTATTTATACATAAAAAAATTAACAATAACTAAAAATACTTGCAAAATATAACCCAACATGGTGACGTCAGAAACGCGTAAATACCTTTTATTTGGTATAAATTTCTTTTTCTTTCGATATCTGCGACGGGAGAGAGTTTGAATGCCCTTTTTTTGTGAATGCTTGGCATGACTTCACAGACAACCCAATTTACAAACTCGGTCGCTTACTTGGATTTTGTTGTCAACAGAACTTTATACAGACCAGACTCGTTCAGAAACTATTGGTCTTGTTTTTTTTCTTGCTTTTGCTTTTTCAGAAACAACTTTCACCGAGAATTTGATTGACATGCCTTAGCCTAATATGTGAGGGTTAATCCGAGATCCTCACATGCAGGATATATAAATGCATTACCATGAAGATTTTGACAATATTTTTTCATGTAGGCGGGTCGAATATTACACAGCTGCACTAAATCCATAGCCTTGAAGAAAGTCCCATATATCGGCACTTTTGAGTCAACCAACTTGAATATTTTCTCGCTTACACAGAAAATGCGTCATCGCATGTACATTCAACCGACAAACTTGCAATTCACTCACGACGGTCCGCGAGCCCCTCGAGGACAAAAATGCCCGAGGTGCCGTTGTGCCACCAAAAATCACAAACAATGTAAACTAAGAACATGCACATACAGACCATGCTGTTTCATACATTCAAGGCAAGTTTCCGTCGCGCCCGCACCGCCCACTCCACCAAAAAAGGAGATATGCATATTTTTCCTAGCTCACAAAGGAGTTGCTCAACCCGACATGTGGGAATCATGGAAATCACATTCTACAGTATACAAAAATCGAGTCCGTTTTGCGGTACACGCCAACACTGACATAAAAGAGCATTTTGTCGACAGATATTATATCGATAATCAAATCAAAACTGCGTGGTGTGGCGCATCATTGGTTTATGCATTTCAGAATTCCGTGCGCGAAATACTTGCAAAATATCCCAATGTCCGAATGATATATCTGGTTTCAGGACTCTGTGTTTCAGTCAAACCTCTGTCTGCGTTGTTTCAAAGAGGAAAATTCAAGACAACCATCTGGAAAGCCAATCATCCCAAAACCATGTTGACCAGAATTCAAAAACTAAAGTTGCCTGTTCCCGCCCGCAAACTCTCATATCACTCACAATGGCTCTGTTTAACCCGAAAGCACGCTCAGATAATTGCCAACTATGATTTTACCAATTTAGAACAAGCCAACCGAATCATCAACGAACAGAAAACCCTTAAACTCTGTCCAGACGAATACTGGATTGCATCTGCATTAAAACTGTCTGAAGTAAACTTTTCAGAAGATGTCATCGACAATTGTTTGACAGAGTCGGCTCGGTCGCAAAATGGGGATCCATCACCTATTACATGGTCTTCTCTGTCGGAAAGAAAAAAAGTATGGAATGGTCGCAATCGTGTTTTCAGAACTCTGCAAGATGAACTAGAAAGCGCCGCAGAGGATGAAGATGAGACAGTAATGTTTTATCGCAAAGTGAGTTCCAGAGTTAATTTGCGCGGTATTTTCAGTTTTTATCCATAAAATATCCTGAGACATAGCGCCGCCATCGTAATCGAACGAGCGGCAGTCTTCTATAAGGATTGTAAATTTTGTAAACGTCATGGATATTGAAAAAAAGAAAGAAAGAAAGTTTTATAAACGGGAATGGACGCGACAAATTCGCTTTAATTGGTTGTATCCAAATGCATAATTTTCGTTTGGATGATCTTTGTAAGCGTTGTATCCAAATGCATAATTTTCATTTGCATTGTTTGAAAAAACCCAAGCCATTCTTTTATTCTCATTGCCGTTGGGTGGTCGAAAGGAGGAATTACCTTCAACTAACTGATTTACATCCGCCATTTTTTTGAATTAAAAGGGGTTTTGATTTAACATTGGAGTATTAAACGCACTTTGTTTTCAAACCAAATTCTATCTAGGTTTTACATCCTTTTTATTTCATTCTGATTCTGATATGCATATCAGAATTCCGTGTGCGAAATACTAGATAATCTGAACCAATATGCGAGCAAGCAAAGAATTGGTTGAACTCGTCGAAATTTTTATTTATATTGTAGACGTTTTGTTTTCAATTCTTGATAAATCGATGAGAATTTGTGATTCCAACGTTCTATTGCTGCATTCACTCATTTTAATCCAGCAACGTTTGTGGTAAAATCAGCCATTCCAATCCGAATGATCACAACCATTTAAACGACTTGAACCAATTGACGGTAATTTACGATTGCTCTTACAAAGTAGACAATAACCAGGTCCTTTCCATTTCTTTTGAATCCAATATCCTTCAATACCACAATTTGTGCATCTATTATTGTGACAAAACAATATACATTGAGGTATCATGTTTTGACATGATGGTACAGAACATTTTTGTGGCTCGCATTTATATTTGCAATCATATTCTTGTTCATAATCATCGAAATCAATTTGTGCCAAGCACATTCCATCGCCGGTGCAATGTTGGGATTGTAACATCGATTTATTTCGACTATTTGCACAATAATCTCAACTATTGATGTCAAACACAAGTTTCGATATATTTTTTTGTATACATGGTATTTATTTTGATCAGAAAAAAAAGACATCAATTCGGTTATCCTGGTAACGATGGACGAGGAAGCGGTTTGAAATAATGACGGATATCGACAGGTTTGAACGATTTAGAAAGCCGCACTTTCCCCTCCGGTCTGTGTAGCCAAGTAAATGTGTAAGATCCTGCTGCTGCACCAGCTGATATTCATCGCCAACATTTGCTCCGCGAAACCATTCGTTGTATCGGGTCACAATACAGCTGGCTCAGATTCATATGCGTCGCGTGCGTCAACTTCAACACGCGCTTGATGTTTCCACAGATAAAGTTGGTCACAAAGTTTGTAATTTCTTATTTTTCATAAAGTCGGACCAAACTTTTTTAATTTTTTGTTTTCGGATAGTGTATTTGTGTACCGTTTTCATTTGTGAATGGCGCCCATACATGATGACAAAACGGTAAAGCTCTTATGAGCCAAATTAGGAGGGTGTTACAATGTCAAAGAAAATTGAAAAACGGTAAAAACTCTCTGCCAAAACAGCAGCGTGCTAAAATCTTTATTGAATCAACAGTGAAAAGGGCTTGACGATTCCTATTTCTACAGAGTATTCAGGTTCTTTCGTGCGGGCTGGGGAGGTCCTGTTTAAAAGTATAACAGCTCTCATACTTGCAGATTCCAAAATATTAGACACCCTTTCTACGGCTTTTTTTTGTTTAGAATTCAGCGACTTGCTTCCGCGCCCTACGACCCTGGTTTTGGCGGTTGGGTCCGAAATCATACGGGCTATGGCTTTCATGAATATTCTTTAAATTATGGCTTGATATTTCATTTACTTGATTCAGACGAACAAACACAGGAATTATTAATTGATTTTTTTTCTCAGTCGTTAAATATAAAAAAAAATGAATTACATTGTTTTGGCGTTGGTTTTATTGGTTTTGGGGTGGTTGGGAATCGTTTTATATTTAATATTGAATAAGAATAATAAGTCGTCCGCCGGTTCGATTGACACATCGACTTCCCTGGCACTTTCTTTTGCAGGAGAAAAATGCATTTTCTCAGACGATTTTTCGTTGCCTTATCTGGATGCCATGAAATGGAAAATAGAAAAAACTTATTATGGCGGAGGCAGCAATGAATTCGAAATGTATCACAACGATTTGTCAAACGTCTTTGTGGACAATGGAGTCTTGTATTTAAAACCGACGCCGGTGACGAATTCTCTTTGGCTCGATAGCACTGCCGACTACCCCGATGCTACTAGCATATGGGGCACGTTTCCGGGTGATTCGTGTACCGGAAATCAATACCATCTTGGGATGCCTGGGTGTGGTCCGTTAGGAGCTAGTGCGCGCGAGACCATTCGATTTGCTTCTGGCCGCATCCGGACACATGAGACATTTTCATTTTTGTACGGACGTGTAGAGGTTGAAGCCAAGTTACCGGTTGGAAAATGGATCTGGCCTGCCATTTGGCTGACCTCTGCAGACAATAGTTACGGAGCGTGGCCTCTTTCTCCGGAGATCGACATCATGGAATCGCGCGGAAATGAAGGGGCCAACCAAACCGTGCAATCCACTTTGCATTGGGGCAGCGACTATAAACAAGACAAGTGGGCATTGACGCACGCAGAATATACCCAAACGGATTTGACGGAGAGCTTTCATGTGTATGGATTGTATTGGTCCAAAACTGAAATGTACACATACATCCGTAAAAGCGGGTCAAGTTCCATCACCAAAATTCTCGACATGTCGAAATTGTATGGTCATAATTCGACTTTATGGGATCTTACGAACAACACTGCTACCAATCCTTGGAAGGGAAAAGGCGCCAACGCGCCATTCAACGTACCCATGAGTTTGATCATGAATGTGGCGGTCGGCGGATTTCAATGGTCTGGAACGACCATGGTTCCGGGGTACTGGGATGGTTTTGCAGAGTATCTCCCATACTTGAAATCCGGAAATCCAGCAAGCAACATGTACAACGATTATGCCAATTGGATTATGTCGTGGGGCGCGTCTTCTAGTAACTTGTCCGATCCATTGGCAGCAAACACTAACGCCATGCAAATCAAATCAGTCAAGGTATATGCAAACGCAGACTCTTCGTGGCAAAATAAGTTTCCCACTGCCGGCAGCGTGTAGAAAGTATTATAGTAAAAGTAAAGATAATGTCTGAGAAATACACGCCCGGACAAAGAAAGAAAGCTTTTCTCATATCTACTGGATCTAGCTTGAGCTCTGGATTTATAGCTTCCATTGTAACGCAGTTCTTACATAAAAATGGAAATATTAAAGGAGACCACATAGCAAAAACATTTCAGGCATTTATGGGCGGGTCGCTTGTCGGGGGATTTTTAGGATGCATTATCGCCGGTGTTGTACTGGCAAAAGAAAAAGAAGAACTTGAGAGGCAAAACAGAGCCAAGGGCAAAGCCAAGGGCAAGGGAAGGATCCCAAGAAAATCAAAACAGTAAAGTACTTGATCGATTCTAAATACATTTTCATTTATTAAAAAAAAAAAGAGAATGGCAAGAAGAAGACCGCCAAAGAAACCCAAATGTTCTAAATGTACTGCCATTGTCAAAGGAAGACGTTGCAAATTGACGACATGCGTTCGCAATCTTTACTGTTGGATACATTCGCGGGCGATTACCGGTGTTGATATCGGAAATTCAAACATCCAGGGAGCCGGACAAGGGTTGTTTGCCTTTAGAGAATTCAAAAAAAACTCCAAAGTCTTGGATTACACTGGAGAAAACCTAACTTGGGCGCAAGTAGTGGAACGTTATGGGACTGAATGTACTCCCAGGTATGTACTTGAACGAATTAACGGTCACCTAATAGATGCGCGCGATCCACAAACAAGTAGTTTGGCGAGGTATGTAAATGACTGCCGGCCGAACGATAGGAAAACAAAGTCGTGCAAGCACAACAATGCCCGTTTTTCCAGTAATCGCCAAACAGGCACTTTATCGGTCCAAGCCGACAAATTAATACGTCCAGG